CAAAATGCTGATATTACAAACAAAATAGTAGAAAATCATGCGTATGAGATTGTTCAGTTCAAAGTAGGACAGACATATGGCGAGCCAATACAGTTTATCAGTCGAAAAGATGATGATGAAATTAATCGGGCAGTGGATGCGCTGAATGACTATCTTGTGGATGCGAATAAACAGGAAAAAGACATTAAAGCAGGAGAGTGGCAGTCAGCAACCGGAACATCTTTTAAGGCGGTAAGATTTGCAAATGGAGAAATACCATTTCAAATTGTTGCGCCTACTCCAATGAATACGTGTGTTATTTATAATCGGAGCACGGAAGAACCGGTGGTTGCGGTGCAGGAGCTTAAAGACGAAGATGGAAGATGGTACAAACTGTGCTATACGGACAACTATTCATGTAAACTTCAAAACGGAGTAGTTTCTGAATGGAAATTGCATGCATTTGGAAGTATACCTATTGTTGAGTTTCCAAATAATCATGAGAGAATTTCTGATATTGAGCTTGTCATAGGTATTTTGGATGCCATAAACAATATGCAGTCAAACAGAATGGATGGAATTGAGCAGTTTGTTCAGTACTGGGTTAAGTTTGTGAACTGTGAAATCGACAAAAAAACGTTTGAAGAGATGAAAATGAGCCATGCTTTGACGGTAAAGTCCAATAACAAGGATAACAAAGCCGATGTTGAGATTATGACGCAGGAACTAAATCAGAGCCAGTGTCAGGTGGCAAAAGATGATTTGTGGGACAATGCCTTGGCAATATTAGCAATACCAAACAGAGAGTCCCAAAACTCTGGAGGAGATACACAAGGAGCAGTATCATTAAGGGCTGGATGGGATTTTTCAAAGACAAGAGCAAAATTAAAAGACCCAATTGTGAAATCGGCAGAGAAGAGACTTGCAAAAGTTGTCTTAAATGTAATACGCGTTAAGGACAAGGATTTGAAATTGTCAATGAGGGATTTTGATGTGCAAATCAATCATAGCCCGCAAGACAATATGTATACAAAGTCGCAAACACTATATCAGCTTTTAGAGTGCGGCATACATCCTCTTATTGCCATTAAAACGGTGGGGCTTTGGGGAGATGCTGAAAAGACATTCCTCTTGTCTAAGCCATATATAGATGCGTTGTGGAAAACCATTGATGATGCAGAAGAGCAGGAACAAAAAGCACAGGAAATTGTAAACCAATTAAATAAACAGCAAAATAAGACAGCTACCGAGTAATCGGTGGCTGTTTTTATTTTATAAAAATTCGCAAAGTTGTGAGCGTAAAAATCAACAGTGTCATTCGGTGTCGTTGCACCGCAAAAATTCGTAAAGACATATCGGAGGTAATCAATGAAAAGAGAAGAGTTAATTGCAATGGGTATCAGTGAGGAAAATGTTGAAAAAATCATTGCTGATTACGGCAGTGCCGTACAGAGAGAACAGGCAAAAGCAGCAGAGCTTAAGGCAAAGGCAGACAGCGCAGATGAGTTGCAGAAAAAGCTGGATGAAATGGAAGCAGGAAACCTCACGGAACTTGAAAAAGCAAACAAGGCGTTAGAGACAGCAAATCAGCAGATCGCAGATATGCAGAAAAAAAACGCCATCAGAGATCAGCGCGAAGCATTGATGGAAAAGTTAAAAATCAATGCAGAGCAGGCAAAATCCGTTGTCAAGGATAATGGAAGCCTTGATTATGACGCTCTTGGAAAGATTACAGCCGAAAAGGAAACCGCGGCAGCGCAGGCAAAGGAACAGGAGATTGCAAATAATTCTGAAAATCCGGGCGGCGGTACTGCAGGTGGAGAAAATAAAAAAACTGCGGACGTAGAGAACGCAGAAAAAATCAGTTTTGGCAAACCTGCAGAAAGTGCAGAAGCCAAAGACCATTATGTTTTATAGGAGGTAAATTATGGGAAAACCGATTGAAAGAGACTTTACACAGAGTAAAGGAATTTTAAAATTCTTTCCTTATGAGGGTGCGGCGTGTATCGTTCCGCAGACAATGGTGTCAAGTGCCGATGCAAACGGAAAGAAGATTGCAAAGGCAGGGACACCGTTCCCAAGCAATGACGAATCTTGCAAAGGGTATCTTCTGGAAGATGTTGACGTAACAATGGGAGATGCGCCTGGAACTTATGTATATCAGGGTTCTATTGACAGCGCAAAGGTAACAGCGAACGGAGTGACCGTGGAAGCAACTGCAAAAGCAGCAACACCGCGTGTTACTTTTTTTGATTAAAAAATGGAGGTATTAGAGAATGGCATTACCATTAGCAGAAGCATTTACCGCAAGAAGTCTTGGGGTTATGTGGAATAATTATAAAAAAACGCTTGGTTCTGCACCTTACTTAGGTAGACAGAAATTTGGAACCAGAAAACAGGACAGCCTTGAACTTAGATTTATCAAAGGGAAAAACGGTCTTCCGGTATCCTTAAAGGCATCCAATTTTGATGCGCAGGCAGAGTTAAGAGATGTCGGTGGATTTTCGGATATTCAGAACGAGATGCCGTTCTACCGTGAATCTTACATGGTAACAGAGCGTGAAGAGCAGGAGTATGCAAATTACCAGTCGGCAGAAAATTCCAACATGGCAAACCAGGTGCTTAGAGAAATCAGCAAAAAACCGATGATGCTGATTGAGGGCGCAAGAGTAGTGCCGGAACGCCAGATTTGGCAGTTATTAGCACCATCTGATGGTATTCCAAGAGTACAGGTAACAATTGGTGGCAAGAGCTACTATGTTGATTATACTTCCGATAATGGAGTATCGCACAAGAGAGACCATTACAAAGATATTTCTGGAAGCGATACCGATAAATGGTCTGCATCCGAAACAGCAACGCCACTTGATGACCTTATCGAGATTAAACGTGAGTTTGCAAAGAAAACCGGATATTCCCTTGCACGTTTTAGCATGAATACAGAAACGTGGGAGATGGTTCTTAAGGCAGAAGACACAAAGAAACAGGTGCTTGGAATTACTGCTTACAATGGAGGTATTCGTTTACAGCAGGGGCAGGTTACAGAGTATCTTAGAGGATACGGCATCGAGATTGAAGTTTACGACAAACTTTACATCGACCCGGCAGACGGTGCCACCAAATATTTTATTCCTACAGGAGTTATTTCAGCGCAGTCATCCGGCGTGTACCTTGGAGATTATGTCTTTGGAAAGACACCGGAAGAGAGAAGCGGAAGTTTAACAGACGGAAACCTTTCTATTGTAGAAACCGGCATTTCGGTATATACATACGCAACAAATCATCCGATCAACACGCATTGCATTGTGTCAATGATCGGATTGCCTACTTTTGAGGGCATGGACAGCGTTGTTGTCATGAAAGTTGCGTAGGAGGTGCGGTATGATTGCTGAATATACAGTAAAGCGCAATGGAAGATGGTATAAAGCAGGAGATGAAATCCCGGACATTGTTTCGGGAGAGAAATCTTCCGGCGCGTACACCAAGACAGAGATTAACAGAATGAGCACTGCTGATTTACAGGCACTTGCCGCTGAACATGGGATCGAGGGTGCAGAAGAAATCAGTGGAGCGGAACTGAAACGCATTTTGATCGAGCAGTTTGGATTATAGGTAGGGAAGAATGGACGAATATACAACATTAGAGCAGGTCAAAATCAGACTGAAACAATTTCATATTGAAACCGTTACGGACGAAGATGGTGTTACTTCTGATGTTGTCGTGTTCGACCAGAAAGAAGATAACCCTTACATTGAACAGCTTATCAAGCAGGCAAGAAATGAAGTGGTAAGCAAGCGGAATTACCCGGAAAGCTACACGGATGAAAAAATATCCGAAGACTTGAAACAGTTTGAGGATGTAATCGTCAATTTAGCCGTGTACGACCATTCACAGGCAGGAGAAGCCTATATGGCAAGCTATTCAGAAAACGGAGTGAGCCGTAGCTGGAAAGACAGGGAAAGCTTGTTTGTCTTTGTATTTCCGTTTGTAAAATCATTATAACTCATCGATTTCGAGGAGTTTAGAAGATTGTGCGTTACGTTTTGCCGATGTTGGCAAAACGTAGCAGGCGGCACACATTGAGCGGTGGTGGACGGTGTGCCATAAAAAATGAAAGGCGGTATATGATTTGACGATTGAAATATCAACAGCAATCATTATAAGCGTGCTGTCGCTTGGTTTTTCCGTCTTTATGGGCTTGAAGAGCAACAAAAGGACAGACAACACGGATCTTGAAGAGCGCGTGCGGGAGAACACACGCATTAACATGAAGTTGGATGCCATTTCAAACAACACGACCGAGATCAAAAATGAAGTATCTGAGATGCGAAAAGAAATAAATTCTCATGACAACAGAATCATAAAGGTGGAGGAAAGTGTGAAATCGGCGCATCACAGAATTGACGGGATAGAAACCCGTCTTAATGATGAAAAGGAGGTTTAATCATGGATATTATACAGTCTGTAATTGCAAATATGACAATTATTCTGGCAATCATTGGTGCGCTGGCATTTGTTGTGTCTGTGGTAACACAGGTAATCAAAGGTGTAGGCGTATTTTCTAAGATTCCAACGGACATTTTGGTATTTGTTCTTTCTATCGGAATCACGGTCGCTGCGTTTGTGGCATACATGCAGTACATCCAGACATCAATTTTATGGTATATGATCTTGGCAGCTATTATTGCAGGATTTATTGTTGCGTTTGTCGCAATGTATGGATGGGAAAAGCTTTCTGAGCTGTGGAAACGGTTCGGCAAGGATGTGAAGTGAAATGCTTGAGATCAATAAGCAAAAAATGAGTTATTCGCAGCAAAGCGGCAAGGTGCCGGTATATGTGACGGATGATGATGGTAACATCGAATATTCTTCGTACACGGATTCTGATGGTAATGTAATTTATTACCTTGATGATGACGGGAACAAGATACCGAAGACAACCGGAGAGTATACCACAGGTTATGAAAAGCCTGTGGTTTTTTATTCTTCGATCAGCAATAAGTTGAGCGAAGCACTTATAAAAGAATTTGGCGTAGATAACTCTACAAATTTTGTTCAGATCGTAGAAGACAAAGGAAAGCTTCCATTGAGCGTCGGATCTTTGGTATGGAAACGATCAGACGTAAAGTACAAAGATGAAGAGAATACAATCGTTGACGAAAATTCGGCTGATTACATCGTAAAAGGTGTCGCAGACGAGGGATTGACGGTTGATTTGTTCTTGTTACAAAAAAATGTGAAGTAGGTGTGGCATGGGGAAGAAAGTAATCACAATGAGCCTGTCTGAAAAGTCTATTCAGAACGCCATACGAGAGCTTAGAGCCTATAAAAACAGCTTGACATATAAATGCCAGCTATTGGCAGAAAAACTCGCGGAAAAGGGCGTAGAGATTGCCAGAGTACAAATTGCTGACCTTGACGCAATATTCACATCAGAATTGATTTCCAGTATTCATTCAGAATACAAGGGAAGTACCAAAGGAGGCGGGATATGGGCGGTAGTTGCCGGGACGGACCATGCAATGTTTGTTGAATTTGGAACAGGAACCGTAGGACAGCAAAATCCTTATCCAGGGAAACTGCCGGATGGCGTTTCGTGGCAGTATGCAAGTGGAAAAACTATCCATCAGATTTCAGATGGAAGATATGGATGGTTTTATCAGGACGACAATGGCGATTGGTGGTTTACAGAGGGAATGCCAAGCCGACCATTCATGTATCTGACCGCAAATGAGTTGCGGCAGATTGTTACACAGACAGCGAAGGAGGTGTTTGGATAATGGCAGGAAACCAGTGGGTATTTGACCTTGAAATAAACATTTTCTCCAATGTTGCAACGATAGCCAAACCAAAACTCAAGAAAAAATACAAAAGCATGAATTTTGACACTGCATTTACAACGGTTGAAAAGAACCTTGATAAAGACCCTGTTTTCCCGACCATTTACATTCACGAGATGCCGGGGCTTGAACGTGGGGCAGATTTAGAGGGCACATCCGTAAATGCGGTGCAGGAAACAATACAGGTTGACGTCATTACAAACACAAAGCAGAGCGATGCAAAAGGGATTATGGCTATTTTAGCTGATGCCTTTAAACAGATGCGATTTCAAATCACAGCAATGCCGGAGTTTAAAAATGACAGTGAGAAAAAATTTAGAAGCGTTGCAAGGTTCCGGCGGATAATCGGAGCCAACGACAGATTGATGTAAAAGAGCCGAAAGGCTCTATTTTTTATGCACCGGGTGCAAAAAGATGCGCCCGATAACCGCATTATTTGGCGGTAGAAAGAGAGGTAAAAATGGCAGAAGCAGGATTGTCTACGTTAGGCATTACGTTTGGCTATGGAACAGAAACCACAGCCGGAACAAAGCCTACATCGTTTAAACAGCTTACAAGAATTAACGCAATCGGCGGTATCAACATTGAGCCGGAACAGATTGACGCATCTGCATTAGAAGATGCTATTACCAGATATGTAAAGGGTCGCGCAGATACCGGTGGCTCTTTCCCTATCACGGTAAACCTTACGGATGCCACAAAGGAAGAGTGGGAAGCACTTATCACGGCGTATAAAGCGCTTTCCGGCGGGAAAAGAATGTGGTTTGAAACTATTATCCCGGGATTTACCGACGCGTTTTTTGTTGTGGCTCAGCCGCCAGAGCAGATTCCACAGCCGGAGATTGGTCAGAACGAACTTTTGACGGTTGAAATGAATCTTACCATTGAAGAATACAAGGGCATGGACACCGCTGTAGCTTTTACACCGGGGGAATAACACGTCAGTCGAATAGTTCGGTTGGATCGGCTGACGATAACCAGACAACCGAGCCAGAGCTTGAAGAAACAATTTAAAAGAACAGGGCGGTCTTCGGACTGCCCTTTCCCTATATGAGAGGGAGAAAGGGAAAGAAAATGACAAAATTAAAATTTGGCGAGAAAGAATTACAGATCAAGTTTGGATATGAAGCAACCGTGAAAAGCGGAATTATCAAGAAAGTAGCAAAATTAGACCAGATGGAAGATATCGAAGCGGTTGACGAAATCCTTTTATTTCTTCCAGAGTTAATCCTTGTAGGCGCGCAGAAGTTTCACAAAGAGGAACTTGGATACAATCCGGACAATGAGGGAGAAAAGGAACAGCAGCTTGGAAAAGTATATGCCATGCTGGATGATTACTTTGACGGAGAAGATGCAGATGTTCAGGTACTTTACAATGCACTTTTAGCGGAGCTGCTTGAAAACGGTTTTTTATCAAAACTGCTCAAAGCAGATCAGAAAGAAGCGGAGAAGAAAACTCCGAGGAAAAAGTAGAAGAACAGAGAGAACTTACATGGGGAACATATTGTGCGGAAATCCGCCCATTCTGGCTTTTAGTTACAAAAGGGTATGGATTTACCGTGCGTGACATAGACACGTCCTGCCCGGCTGATTTACAGCCTTATGCGGATGCTTACAACTTAGATAAAAAGCAAAGAGACAATGAGATGTGGATGTGGTTTGGAACATACGGATTGTCTGCGGTATCGGTGGCAGTAGAACATTGTCTTGCCGGACGAAAAGCAAAATCAAAGTATATTGAAAAACCAATCAATGAGCAACAAGGGAAAGATGATTCGGAAATGACGGAAGAAGAAATTAAGAAACAGAGAGAGCTATTTGTGGCAAAGCTCAAAATTATGCAGTCAAACTATGAGTTGAGCCACCCAAAACCAGAAAAGAACTTGGAGGTATAAATATGAGAATTGGATCTGCAAGACATGATGAAAATGGGAAATTGACCGGTGGGAGACCGGGAGATCAGACCGGAACAGAAGTAAGTATGCAAAACTTTTATGTTCATAAAAAAGGATGGTATGTGTTAAGACCAAAAACAAAAGATATGGCGGATAAACTGGCAGAATCAATGATTACAGCGTGCAATAATGATAATATTGGCTACTGTCAGGGACACCGGCTTGGAATTGTCAAATATGGTATTAATTCAAAAGTAAAAACAGAAGCAGATTGCGGCACAACGGTACGTGCATGCATTATTCATGCAACTGGAAAAGATGTTGGAAATTTCACCACAGCAAATGAAAAATCTGTACTTCTTTCTAGTGGCATGTTTGATGACATTGGAGGTTATGCGGCAGGAATGGTTCTTTACAATGGAGATGTTCTTGTCACAAAAACAAAAGGTCATACAGCGATTGTGACAAGCGGAAACCCTAGAAAAAATGTAAAAGATCATTTAAACCCATACCCGGAACCTGCAAGGATTTTAAAGAAAAAATTCCCTTGCATGAGAGGGGATGATGTGAGATGGCTTCAGACGGAGCTTATTTATCACGGATGCCTGGATGAAAAAGATAAAAAGGGAAACAGTAATGTGGACGGTATTCTTGGAAATGATACGGCGACCGGTATTGGAACATTCCAGAAAAAAGTCGGAATTACAGTAGATAAGAAATGCGGACCGGTTACAAGAGAAAAATTAAAAGAGTAGATCAAGGACGGTAAGGTGTCACAGCCTACCGTCTTTTTATTTTGCATAGAAAGTTGGTGCATATATGGCAGACATTGATGAATTACAAATAAAAATCAAAGCTGACTCTGCAAAAGCAAGTAATTCCATAGAAAGCCTTGTAAACAGCATGAATAGGCTCCGGGAAAGCATATCGTTTGACACTGCAAAACTTTCAAATATTGCAAGCGGAATCAGAAGCATTTCCGATGCTGCGACTGGATTCAAAGGTGGAAAATCTACGGAAATAACATCTATGGTCAGAGCACTCAACAAATTTTCTGGTGTTGATGCAAATTCTATCCACGGAATATCTTCTGCTGTGAGAGATCTTGCATCTGGAATAGCAAGTGTTAAAGCTGTTGATACAAGCGGACTCACAAGCATGGTGTCGGCACTGTCGAAAATTGGTGGCAATGCATCTACACAGGCGACAAAGAATCTGCCGGCTTTATCTGCGCAGTTACAAAACTTTGTACGCCAGATGAACAAGATAGGTGCATTGAATTTTGATATGACGAATATGAGTAACCTTGTGACAGCCATATCAAGGCTTGGAAGCGTTGCAAGCGGACGTGCAGTAACAAATATACCTTTGCTTGCTGATAACCTTAAATATCTGTTTGAGACACTCTCAAAAGCACCGAATGTAAGCGCAAATATTTTACAAATGACACAGGCACTTGGAAATCTTTCAAACAGATCTGGAGGTGCGATTACTGGATTAAATAACAGCATCAGTAATCTTTCCGGTTCTTTCCTTGGATTTAAGACATCCACAGGGAAAGCATTGATTGGACTCAAGTCATTCACAAGACAGATTTTGTCCTCTATGGGGATTTATCTTGGTCTGTACGGAGCGATCAGAGGAATAAAAAATGCAATCGACATATCATCGGCATTAACAGAGGTTCAGAACGTTGTTGATGTTACTTTTGGGGACATGTCAAAGAAAGTCAATGAGTTTGCACAAGACTCTATACGTCAGTTCGGTATGTCAGAACTGACACTGAAACAGACGGCAAGCCGATTCCAAGCAATGGGAACAGCCATGGGAATTGACAGCAGTTTAATAAAGAAAGCCAATGAGTTTTTGAACAAACAGACAGATGGCTATATTGGTTTGTCTGATTCCATGGCTGATGTGTCTTTGAATTTAACAAAATTAACTGCTGATATGGCATCTCTGTATAACATAGATCAGGATGTTGTGTCGCAGGATTTAGCTGCAATATTTACCGGACAGACACGTCCATTAAGAGATTACGGTCTTGATCTTACACAGGTAACCCTTAAAGAGTGGGCGATGAAACAGGGATTAGATTCTGATATTGCGTCTATGTCACAGGCTGAAAAGACAATGCTCCGGTATCAGTACGTCCTTGCCAATACGCAGGCAGCGCAGGGAGACTTTGCGCGTACGGCTGATTCGTGGGCGAACCAGATCAGAATTTTAAAACAGTCGTTTGAACAGCTTGGCAGTGTTATTGGTGGAGCATTAATCAATGCTTTCAAACCATTCGTAAAAGCGCTCAATTCCGTTTTACTGGTTGTTATCAGCTTTGTTACAAAGGTTACAAACGCTTTAGGCGCAATCTTCGGATGGAAATATGAGGATTCCGGTGCAGGTCTTGTGGATAGTTTTTCAGATGCGGCAGAAAGCGCAGATGATGTTGCGGACAGTACCGGACAGGCGGCAAAGAACATTGACAAGATGAATAAGGGCATCCGTCAGTTTGACGAATTGAAACTGATTACAACAAATGATGGTTCTGGAAAAAAAGGTTCGGGCGGTTCCGGCGGCGGTGCATCCGGTGGTGCCAGTGGCGGTAAACTCGTCAAGACAGATACTATTTTCAAAAATTACGAAAGTGATATTAAAAATCTGAAACAACTTGGAAAATACATCAGTGGTGCCTTATCAAAAGCTATGGAGTCTATTAACTGGGATAAAATTTATTCCAAGGCAAAAAACTTCGGCAAAGGCTTGGCAGATTTCCTTAATGGTCTTATCAATCCGAGACTGTTTGGAAATGTAGGAAAAACGATTGCAGGGGCATTGAATACTGCATTGGAGTTTTTAAATTCTTTTGGAACGAGATTTAACTGGAAGAATTTTGGAAATTCTATTGCAGCAGGGATTAATAAATTTTTCAAAACTTTCAAGTTTACTCTTTTGGCAAGAACATTGAATACATGGGCGAAAGGTTTGCTTGATGCAATGATTTCTGCTATTGATGGAGTGAATTGGTATAGGATTGGAAAGAAAATCGGAGAGTTCCTGTCTGATATAGATTGGCTTGGCATATGTGGAAAAATTGCGCAGGTAATTTGGAAAGCTATAAATGCTGGGCTAAGCACATGGTCTGGTATATTTTCTGCTGCACCAATAGAAGCAACCATTCTTGGAGTAATTGCAGCAATAAAAATATCAACCATTACGTTATCAGCATTAGACAATATTAAGACAAAGATTTTGGCAATAAAAGATACTCTTTTGAATTTTGCAGCTACTGTCGTTGCGCATCCTTATTTAGCAATAGCAGCGGCGATCGCAGCAATAGGGTTAGCTGTATATAATTTCCATAAAAGTTGGCAAAAAGAGATTGCAGATCAGTTTTTGGAGTTTGAGGAAGAAATAGGATCAAATAACCAGAAAATGGAAGATGCTGCACAAAATCTAAGAGATTTAGCTGACACTACAAAGGATTTAACATCTAAATCCGAAGCAAGTGCAGATCAGCTTCAACAGCTTGCAGATTCATATTTCGAACTTGCAGACAAGACGAGCTTAACAGCAGCAGATCAAGAAACATTAAAAACGAGAGCACAACAGCTTATTGATATTTGTCCAGAATTAGCAAATCAGATTGATATGACTACTGGAAAATATATAGCACAAAAGGAAGAACTATTAAAGACTATAGAAGCACAGAAAGAATATTATAGAGTTGAAGGATATAAAGATGTTGTAGAGCAGTACAGTAAGGCACTTGCGGAAGCTAATGTCGAGTTGGAAGTATCAGAGCAGAACTACAAAGATAACGCAGAAGCGTTGGATAAACTAAACGAAATCTTATCCGATATAGGTGCAACCGAGGACTTAAATGACTGGTGGAAACGAAATACAGATGCATTAAAAGCAAATGGCATAGAAGCTAAAAATGCAGGTGATGCACATGATGAACTCGTAAAGCAAATGGTTTTTCTGGAAGATGAACAGACAAAAATAACAGAAACACAAAAGACACTTAGAGATGAGGTTGCAAAAGCAACGTCACAATATAATTCGGCAAATGAGTTATTGGAACAGCATACTAATGAATACAATTTATTACAACAAGCGATAAAAAAGATTAATTTTGGCGTCATTGCTAAGAATGCTGTAGAAGCAATAGATGATCTTGGCGGAGTGTTCGTTAATGGCAAGCAGGTAGTTGGAGAAGAAGCAGTAGAACTTTATCAAACAATTATTGACGCTTATGGAACGACCGATCAGGATATGTATAATCTTGGAGAAAAAGGTGTTGTTCAGTTTGGAATTGGCGGAGTAGCCGGTACAGCAGAAGCCATACCGACAATGACTAGTGCATTAGAAGAAGCAATAACAACATGGTATAACGGAAGAGGATATGATGTAGCAGTAGCGGGTGGAAAAGTTGTCGTAAATGGACTTGCAGATGGCGGTGTTGCTCAATCTCAAAGTGCTGTAGACACAGTAACAGGAGCAATTACACAAAAAGGAAGTTTAAAAGATGCCATGCTTTCTGGTATGGGAAGAGGATGGGCGAAAAATACGATAGATGGATATAATAATGGTATTTCAGAAAATTCGAACACAACAAATGATGCCATGCTCACATATCTTGAGAACAACATTAAACAGCCATTTACAACCAATATGGGAATACATTCACCATCCACAGTATTTTCTGACTATGGTAAATATACTGTAGAGGGATTCAATGGCGGAGTTTCCGGAAACCAGAACACCACGTACGGAGTTATTTCCAGTTGGGTATCCAATATCAGTTCTTGGTTTACAAATTTGATGGGCATACATTCGCCATCAAGAGTGTTTAAAGAATTTGCAGGATTTACGGTAGAAGGATTTAATAATGGTATTTCTGATGGATCTAAAAGTACATTTAAGGAGATAAAAAACTGGTCCGAGGGAATTAAGGACAGTTTTGGATTGGCAGGGTTAAAAGCAGCGCCGGAAGTTGCATATAAGTACAACAGGAGTATAACGGACAATGTAAATGCTTCTATAAAATACAGTTCGGGAAGCATTGAAAGTACAATAGGAAAAGAAATGCAGATAGCAATGTCAAGCGCTATTGATTACGATAAACTGGGAGACGTCATTGTATCAAAACTTGAAAAAGCAGATATTACGGCGGTTCTTGATTCGAATCAGGCATATAGGAATGTTATAAAAAAATGGCGAGAAGAAGCGAAAGCAGGGCAGAGGAACCCAGTTCCTATATTTTAATTGCAACTCTCTTTAGTTTGTGGTATGGTTTGTATAACATATTACAAATGGGAGGGAGTTCATGAAAAAGTGGGGAATAGTATTTTTGGCAATAGCTACCGTGGTGCTTATAGGGTGTAGCGGAAATCTTGATAACGAATATTCAACCGTTGAAAGCGAAAAAACGGAAGAATATTATAGCGAGCATCAAAGCAAAGAAGAAAATAATGATAGAGATCAGAATTTAACAAAAGAAACAGAACAAAACGAAGTAAAAGCCGGGGTTGAGGGGGCTAACTTTGAATATGACGATAAAAACAATAATTTTGTTGGAATATTTGAAGACGGGAATAAATACTGCGTAGGTGCATATGGTCATTATGATAATATTTATGTTATGTATTTTGACTGCTATTGCATATGCAAGCGTCCACAAGAACTTGGATTATCAGTTTCTTATGTAGGGTACATAGGAGACGAAGAGTATTCTTATATTGTAGAAAATGGGAAAATTGTAAAAGATACAATAAACGAAAAAATTGACCATTTTAAGATTCCAGATGAATTTAGCGGTAAAGCATCGGAAATGATTGTACAAACAGAAAATCTATATTCGAAATATGGAATTGGTGAAACAACTGATACATCGGAAGAGATACAAGAAAGTGAACAAATAACGCTTGGGCAGCAAAATGCCTTGAAACAAGCAAAGAGATATCTTGATTTAGCAGGTTTTTCATATCAAGGGATGATTGAACAGTTAGAATACGAACAGTATACACATGAAGAAGCAGTGTACGCGGCAGATAATTGCGGTGCTGACTGGAAAAAAGAAGCTGTGAAAAAAGCAAAGAGTTATTTAGATTTGACATCATTTTCAAAGCAGGGACTTATAGACCAATTAAAATATGTAAAATTTACCGATGAAGAAGCACAATATGCGGCTGAACAAGTGGGATATTAAGCGATAATGATTATTCAATGCCGCCAGAACAGTTTACAAGGGCGAGGCAAAACGAAGATACGGAGACAGTTCAGCATTTGATCCTGTTTGGGGATAAAGTTCTAATGCACAGTAGTGACAAAAACCGCCACTTGTGGTAGAATTATTTTATTACAAGTGGTGGGAGGGTAACACATGGCGTTGATTAAATGTCCTGAATGTGGAAAAGAAATTTCAGACAAAGCAGAAATGTGTATCAATTGCGGATTTCCGTTGAAACAACACGAAAACAATGAAATGTCTGCGGGGAAAAGTGAATTTTATAAATCATACGAACAAGAAAACGAAAATGATAGAGGGTGGGAACGCCCAAAAGAGCCAGAGATTACAGGTGTTGGAAAATTATTCTTAAGAAATTCTGTTGAAAGATCTCAAAACACGGGATTTAATGGTATATATAAATATACTTTATTCGGAGAAAAAAAAGAGGTTTACTGTCCAAGATGTGGGAGCGAAAATTGTTCTCATTATACGGAGCAGAAATTTGTACCAGGCAAAACAAAGACAAGATACACTGCAAATCTAAATCCATTTAAACCGTTTACTTTAGTAAATAAAAAGGAAAAGATTTTGAGAAAAGATCAAACATATGAAATAAATAAAATTATATGTAATGATTGTGGCTACACTTTCATATAAATTTGGATTTAATATGTGGAGAATTACGATGGAGAATAGGGAGTCTGAATCAGAACTAAATGAGTGCAAAAAGAAGTTGAATAAAGCACATCAAACGATAGAAGAATTGAAAATTAAGATGACGCAAGATAAAAAGAATTACAAATGGGAAATAAGAGAGTTAAATAAAGAAAAAGATGCATTAAAGGCACACAATACTGATCTTTTTAATCGGGAGTCAAACGCGCTTATTCGTGCGGACGATTTGGAAAAAGAGAATATTGCATTGAAAAAAGAGAAAAAGAAATTGGAAATAAAAATAGAAAAACTGGAAAAAGAGAACGAAAACTTATTGAAGAAAAAGGATGAATGTACTAGGGATGCAGATTGGGAAAGGCTGGGGAAAGCGGGTATATAAGAGGGAGCGCAGAGATGCGCTTCTTTTTTTGAAAAATATTTCAAAATAGTATTGACTTTCTTTGCACGTACATATATTATTAAGGCATAAAGATTGCACGTGCAATCAAAAAGAGAGGAAGTGATTATGTGTCTCCATTAAAAAAAGGACAGAAACTTACTGATAATCCTAAAAATGTTAGGCTTGATTTGAGACTTACAAAAGCAGAAGCAGAGGATTTGCAATATTGTGCGGATAAGTTAAAAACAAGCAGAACGGATGTTATCAACATGGGGATTAGAAAAGTGAAAGAAGAAATCAACAAAAAATAAAGCGTTCCAACCCTAGACAAGTTAAACGCTTTATTCAACACAGCCACCAAAAGCGGTTGATACATGGATTATACCGCTTTTTGGAATGGTTGTCAAACAGCAAACGAAAGGAAGGTAAAATCTATGAGAAGCATTGAAGAAATTGTAAGAACGATACTTAATAGTGACGCGCTGATGGAGAAAGTGAATCATGTTGTGGAAATCGAGAGGATGAAGTATAACCGTGGTTGGAGTACCGAAACGGACATTGATAATTTTTCTCCGATTGGTTTTCGCAAAGTGGTAACATCAGCCATGAATTTGCTCGGACTGCCGAACGAATCCGGCGAGGTTGATATTGCCAGTGAAATTCTTAAGGACATTTTCAGAAATGAAATCATAAAAAAGGATGGAACTTATTTGCCGAGCCAAATTGAGCAGTACAGATCGTTGCTTTCTCGGCTCGCAATCGAATGTGATAACGAAAAATTGTTGCGCGGCGTTGTAATATTTATGGCAGATCTGAATGATGAGGACGTAATAGATCACGACGGTATTTACCGCCTTGTAAAGAAAGGCGGTGCAAGATGAAAGAACAGCTGATAACGGAGATCCAGAGCATACAGGACGAAAAATTTTTGCAGTTTATTTTGAACACAATTATTTCATTTAAGCAGAAATGGGGGATTTGCTGATGAACGATATTCAGATTTTTAACAATCCTATTTTAGGGGATTTGAGAACGGTTATAGTAAACGGAAAAGAATACTTTTTTGGAGTAGATATAGCTTCGATGCTTATGTATAAAAGACCAAGAAAGGCGGTTTCGGATAATTGCAAGGGTGTCCTGGTCGAGGATAGCTTTAAAAATAATGGTGGATATGCAGAACCTCTTATTCCGGAAGGAGATATTTACCGATTGATTATTAAAGCTGGTCAACAGGGTAACAGTAAAGAAATAAAAGATAAAGCTGACAAATTGGAAAAATGGATATTTGATGAAGTTTTACCGAGCATCAGAAAGACTGGTACATACATGATGCCGCAAACCACGGACGGGAAGATTGCATTGCTTGCACAGGGGCACACGGAACTGAAAGCAGAGGTTGACGAAATCAAGGCGGATTTGGAAAGCCTTAAGATGGACTTGCCGATACTTCCGGTGGAAGCCGACCGCATTACGGAAGCTGTCAGAAAGAAAGGCGTTTCAATCATGGGCGGCAAACAGTCAAGCGCATACAGCAACCGTGGATTGCGCCAAAAGGTTTACAACAATCTGTATGCCAATCTGAAATACAACTTTGGGGTTCGGTCTTACAAGAGCATCAAGCGTAGCCAGTGTGATAAGGCAGTGCAAGTGATAAATGCCTATCAGACGCCGTATTTTTTGCAGGAACAGATTGACGATGCCAATATGCAGCAGAGGTTGGAATTTGATTGACAGATTTTGGCATATGGTATAGAATACAAAATAATTAAAAATCACGCAGGTAAGACCTAAAGAATTTAGGACGTCCTGCAAGCCTATGAGGAATAGGTGCGGATTCGTGACCGCCAGAGATTGAAGAAATTCAGTCTTTGGTGGTCTTTTTGTTTATTTCAAACTGCATAAGAAAAATAAAAAAATGAAATTTAAACCTGCCTGTCAAATGACAGTAGCGAAAGAAAGGTGGAAAAGAGTATGTATGAATTGGTGGAACTCAAAGGAAACGATGTTTTTACAAACAGCAAAGTGATTGCAGATGGAACAAATAACCAACATGAATCTGTTGTTGCTATTATCAGAAAATATGAGAAAGATATTTTAGACTTTGGCAATATTGATTTCTCCGATTTAAAATCGGGGAAAAGGGGGCAGCCTGAAAGAGTTTATTATTTGAATGAGGAACAAGCAACATTTGTTATAACTCTTTTGAGAAATTCAAAAATAGTTGTGAAGTTTAAGAAAGAGTTGGTTCGACAGTTTTATGCAATGCGCAGATTTATTCTTGAAAAGCAATCGAAACTATGGGGCGAAACAAGAATTGCTAATAAAGAAAATCGGCTGAAAGAAACTGATGTGATTAAACTTCTTGTAGACTATGCCAAAGAACAAGGAAGTACGCATTCAGATAAACTGTATGTGACATATACCAAGTTGGCAAAATCAGTAATTGGTGGAAATCGCGACAATATCACAGTTTCAGATCTCAATAATCTAACCCTTGTGGAAAGCATTATTTTGCAGACTATTAGAATTGATATGTCAATGGGTATGCACTACAAGGATATTTATAGGGATTGCAAAAATAGAATAGAACAATTTGCAGATATAACTTACCTGTCCGCTTAGCCCCGAAAATTTGGGGCTATTCCAGTATTTCGTCACGGGAAATTACAATCTTACTAAATATATAGCGTGCGACTCCTGTTAGGGTATGTTCCTAACGCACGTGAATTTAAAGGTTGAGCCTTGCGAAATGTAAGGCTCGGAAATTTAGGAGATAGAAAATATGGCATACACAGCTCTTATGACTAAAGATGAAATTGGATTTGAAAACAATACGAACACGATAACGACAGTTGAAATTGCAGAAATGATGGAAGTTCCGCACTATGAGATTTTAAAAAAATTGGAAGGGACAACAAATCCAGACGGAAGCACTAAACAGGCAGGAATTATACCAACATTAGGTAAAGGGAAAATTCCCGTTACCGATTATTTCATCAAATCAACGTATTTGACAGGGCAAAACAAGAAGATGCCGTGTTATGAAGTTACCAAGATTGGTTGTGATTTTCTTGCTAATAAGTTTACAGGAGAAAAAGGTATCCTATTCACAGCAAAATATGTAAAGCGTTTTAACGAAATGGAGAGGGGACAGGTCCCGAAAGATTTTCCATCGGCACTTCGGGCATATGCGGATGAAGTAGAGCGTAGGCAGATTGCAGAACAGGAGAATGAAAAGCTGCAGCAGGAACTTGACTATAGCAAAGACTGGTATTCTATTAAGCGTGTTGCAGCAATGAACGGTGTGGACTGGAAAACATTTAATTGGCGAAAACTCAAAGAAAAGAGCATTGAACTTGGATATGGCGTGAAAAAGATTTTTGATGCAAATTATGGAGAGGTAAATACCTACCATAGGAATGTTTGGGAAGCAGCATACCCGGAGTATGAAATTTAGGAGAAATTTTATGAACAAATTAGAGATCATGATTACGTATGGGAACACGGAAGTAATTCACACACCGGAGAAAATTGTGATTAAATCGCCCAATATCGAAGTAATTACAAAATAGATCAAGAAAAAGAAGTGACATCTATCAAATTGGTGGTAGGTGCTATTTTTATACCTATTTTCAGGAGAATAGCCATGAAAAAATATAAACCAATAGACTGGAGCAAGTGCCCGGAAAGTTGCACACCAATAGGAAATCCGAATAATTGCTTTGTGGCGGATATTCTGCCGGACGGAAAAACTGAAATCTTATTTTTAAGTGATGATAACGGTGTTCGTATTTGTAAATCTGAAAGAGTAACTTGATTGGAGGTGATCGTATGGCATACAGCGGATGGCTTTTAAAGATTGGAAATTACATAGTGCCAATGTCTTTTATGAAAGCGGAATCATATAGTCCATATGTTAATATGCAGGATTTAGATGATTATACGGATGCCAACGGTTATCTGCATAGAAATGCCGTGGAATTAAAGGCTTTAAAAGTGGAGTTTGAGACACGGGCAATGCTGACAAATAAGACTTTTAGTGAGGTTTTAAACAATATTCGAAGTCAGTTCACAAATGCGACAGGGAGAGCATGCTATATCACAGCGTATATCCCGGAATACGACGATTATGTGACGCAGTACGGCTATATGGCAGATTTTCAGCCTACGATATACGGAACATATGATGGAATAATTCATTACAATTCAGTTCGGCTTGCTTTCATAGGGGGTGTGTACGGTGGTTAATTATAAATATGGCGACTTGTTCAAAAAAGATACGGTCGATAAGCAATTATCCATCGTATCTGATGACGGAAAAATCAATATCACAAATACAGAGCTACACCAAGAAAAATTCGAATTGACCGAAAGTTTGTGTTCGGAACAGGAATTGACGTTTGGATCATGCGAAGCCGCCATGATTAAATTCACGGTGTCAAATACATTTTTGCCAATGAAGGGCAGATGGATGACGGTAAGAATGTCCCTTGATGGACATGCAGATATCCCGTTCCAGTTCGGACGATATAAGGTTGATTCTGATACGCCCACGGCAGACAGAACGTGCCGTGATGTGGTTGCATATGATGCCCTTTATGACATTTTAAATGCAGATGTGGCAGCATGGTATAACACTGTCTTTCCATCCCATAAAGAGCAGCAGAAAGATAAAGATGGAAAAACTACGACTGTTACAGTTTATGATCCGGTCACAATGAAGCAATTCCGGGACAGCTTTTTTAAGCACTTCGGGATTGAGCAGGCTGACATTATACTGGTTAATGACGGCATGTCTATTGAAAAAACAGTTGCAGTCACGCCATCCAGTGAGACAAGTTCTGATACAGAGGAATCGAGCACCATAGGCGAATCTATGAGCGGCAAGGAAGTGTTGTCCTGTATTTGTGAGCTCAATGGCTGTATGGGGCACATGGGGCGTGACGGGAAGTTTCATTATATTTATCTGGAACAGGAGATACAGGGATTATATCCAAGGAATGATCTTTATCCGGCGGATAATTTGTATCCAAGAGATCCGAAAAGCAACCGTATCGGGAAGGATTTATATATAACGGCTGAGTATGAAGATTTTCTTGTTAAAACAATCAATAAGTTACAGATCCGGGAGCAGAAGAATGATATCGGTGTGATTGTGGGTACCGGAGACAATGCCTATGTGATCGAGGATAATTTTCTTGTATATGGCAAAGGCACAAAAGAATTAAAAAGCATTGCAAACAATGTTCTTTCAAAGATCAGGGGGATTGTTTATCGCCCGTTTACGGCAGACTGCAAAGGAAATCCGTGCCTTGAGGTCGGGGATGCAGTGCGGCTGCCGACCAGATATGAACTGATTGAGTCCTATATTCTGAAAAGAACCCTGAAAGGTATACAGGCTTTGCGTGATGATTTGGAAGCGGATGGGGAAGAGTACCGGACAAACGGGGCGAACGGAATACAGAAAAGTATTTTAAAGCTCAAAGGCAAGAGCAATGTGTTGGAGCGAACCATTGAAAAGACACAGAGCACGATAACTGATGTTGAGAAGGGATTGCAGTCACAGATCACGCAGACCGCAACCGAAATTCGCACAGAAGTTAAAAATACAACGGATGGTTTATCATCGAGAATCACGCAAAATGCGAGCAGTATTACAGCAGAAGTTAAAAGGGCACAGGGACAGGAAGTTGAACTTGCAGCAGCTATTAAAATTAATGAGGACAAGATTACAGCGGAAGTTACGAGAGCAAGCAAAGCAGAGGGCGATTTGTCCGGAAAGATAGAGGTAACTGCAACTAAGATACGGTCAGAAGTCAGTGCTTCGTTGAAGGCATGGAATATTGATGGCTATGATATTAATTATTATGGTTTTGGAAAACCCCAAGATACTTACCCTGCATCATCCAAATATAATGGACGCAGTTTTTTAGATCAGGATAGTGGAAAATTGTATGGCTGCGATCCGGATGGCGGAATTAACAGCGGTAAATATAAATGGACATTGATAACCACGCTTAAGCAGCTTTCATCCAATATGTCCAGTGCGATTACGCAGACATCAAAGGGGATCGAAAGCAAAGTTACAAGAGATAGTGTTGTTTCAGAAATCAACCAGTCAGCCGAGGGTATCAAAATTAAAGCAAAACTGCTTGAATTAAAAGGTTCTATGGAAATGACCGGGGGATATATGCATATTCAAGCGGAAGAGTCTGTAGAAAACCTTATTGAATTTAAACGCAGTGGAACACTTGTACAGATGGGAACGGATGGATTTCGAACAGTGGAAGGGACGCTTGAAAGTCCTGTTCATAAATGTACGGTTCAATATAATCAGGTTTCATTGCATAAAGGCGCAAACGATAATGACCACATGATGATCCATTTAGACGGAGATACCGGAGTAGGTGGATTCAGAGGTGGAGTAATTAATGGATCTGACAAAAGAATAAAAAACACAATTTTAGATTTAAGCAAAAAGCAATCATCTGAGTTTATTTATTCTTTAAGAGCAAAATCGTATCGTTATAATTTCGAAAAAGATGGGTTCCATCATGGATTTATTGCACAGGATGTTTTGAAAAAAGCGGAAAAAGGGTGGAATATTTGTCCAAAAACGTTTTCAGACAGCAATGGGAAAAAGTATTACGGACTGAAATATACGGAACTTATTGCAGATCTGGTAGCCACAGTGCAGTTACAGCATGAAGAGATAGAAAATCTGAAAGAAAAGGTGGAAAGTTTATGATTAACGCAGAAATCCGAGAGTTTGAGAATGACATTATTAATTATGTAAATGCCTGTGAAAGTATTCCGGTTGAGGTTAAATATCTGGTGTTTAAAGATATTTTGCATCAGATCGAATCAGAAGCAAATAGAAATGTGATTGCCGAACGGGAACAGATGGAGAAAGACATGGAAAAGGAGGGCAAGGAACATGAATAAAGCACACGTACCTATCAACTGGGAGAATTACCCAAGCGATGAGACTCCGTTGAACGAACGAAACCTCAACAAAATGGATAGTGCTATCGGCATTATTGACGACAATGTAGTTACCCTGGATGCGACAAAAGCAACCAAGACAGAGGTAGCAACTCTTGTTGCAGACGTGACCTTTGAGGAATCGACCGGAATCATTACGATCACAAAAAAGAACGGTTCTAAGATTACGATTGATACACAGATGGAGAAAATCGCAATCAACTTCGATTATAACCCGACTACACAGCAGATTATCCTGACTCTGATTGATGGCACGAAACAGTACATAGACCTGTCGGCACTGATTACACAGTATGAGTTCCTTGATTCTGATACGGTAGCTTTTTATATTGATAAGGATGGAAAAGTGTCTGCCATCGTCAAAGAGGGTAGCATCGAGGAAAAACACTTGGAGCCAAACTATCTTGCGAAAATCAAAGTGGAAGTGGCAAAGGCAGAGTCAAGCCAGCAGGCAGCGGCAAAGTCCGAAGCCAACGCCAAAGCAAGTGAGAATGCTGCAAAAGCCAGTGAAACAGCGGCAAAAACATCCGAAACCAATGCCAAAGCGTCAGAGACAGCGGCAGCGAAGTCAGCTACGGCGGCAGAGGCATCCGAAAGCAACGCAAAAGTCAGTGAGACATCCGCCAGTGAATCATCCGCCACAGCCACGGAGAAAGCATCATCCGCCAGTCAGTCAGCTGATACAGCAGCCGAAAAAGCAGATATTGCAACTCAAAAGGCTGCGGAGATCATCGGTAATGCGGAATCTGCAGAAGAAAGTGCAACCAAGGCACAGAGTTATGCTGTTGGTGGTACAGGAAGCAGAGAGGGCGAGGATTCTGACAATGCCAAGTATTACTATCAGCAGGCAAAAGATGTATCAGAAGGACTTAAAGGTGGATTGCAGCCACACGGAACAGTTGCATTTGCAGATCTTCCGGCACTTGCGGATGTTAGCACAGGGTGGATGTTCAATATTTCAGACGAATTTACAACCACGGATGATTTTAAAGAGGGAGCCGGGAATGTAATTCCGGCAGGTGCCAATATTTATAAAACATCAGATGAAAAGTGGGACGTGCTGGCCGGAACTCCAGTTACCGGAATCAAAGGTGTAAATGAAGATTCTTTCCGTCGTGGAAATGTAGTGCTTACGGCAAAAGATGTTGGCGCAGTGTCAACCGGGGGAGATACAGCAGAGAATACAGCAACTTTTACGAGTAGTGATGTGGCAAACGGATCAGCGTCAGCGTGGACGACTGTATCAAAATTATCAAGCGGCGAAAAACACTCTTCAATTTTTGCAAAGGTGTCACAGATGTTCAAGAATGTGCGGTATCTCTATAAAATGCTTGGAACGACAGACATTTCTAAGATTGGGAATGGTACTTGTACCGGGGCGATATCATCGTTAAACAGCGGTTTAGCAAATAAGTATTTTATTAAAATAATGAAAAGCGACTGGTCTGGAATTATGGGTTCGCTTATGCCAATGTTTAATATTAATAATGATAATATGATAGATCTCATTGCACACAACGAGCAGAATGATACTTATCCTGGCGTACGAGTTGCCCGTGCTAGTGCAGATTATGATGGTAATAACATTCCAGACACATATTTAAAAAAGTCAGATGCCAAAAATAATGTATCTGCCTTATCCAATACTGCAACAAATTATAATGACCAAACTCCTGTCGTGCAGTATTTCACTGTCCCGGATGATGGGTATTATCTTATTACAGGTCTTGTCACTTTCAGTTCAAACGCAAATGGGTTTCGTGAAGTTTTTATAACAAATACAACATCTAACTATGTCATGGGACGAGTCAGAGTTCCTGCGGTATCCGGCGGTGCATCAACTTTACAGGTAACGAGTGGTGGCACTTTCGGACCGGGACAGACTGGTACACTCAGTACTTATCAGAACTCAGGTTCAAATCTTAATGTGCAGGAATGGTTAAATATGGTAAAGATCGCACCTAAGCTGTAAAAAAACTGCATTAAAAATTAAATATAATAAAATCAAGAGCCTAAGAGCCGATTACATGACCATGTGTTGTGTAGCCGGCTCTTTTGCATAAAGCCTACGGGCAGAAAGGAAAATTATTCACTTAAAATTCATCACAGATAACTGGCAGATGCATAATTTTCAACCAGTAATTAATTTTTTAACAAAATTTAAACTAATCAATCGACATTCTGTGACAATAAGAAATTTACCTGTCGAAACTTGCGACCGAAATGGTTTGAATAATGGTGGAAAAATTTGTAAAATAAAATTGTCCGATAAGGGCACTTCAAGTTCTGGCTGAGGGGCGGGATAAGGCGTTTTCTTGTCCCTCAACTACAAACTAGTTTGTAATTTGTAGCAATTTGTCAAATGGGGTTGACGGTATCGAACATAAGTTCTATAATTTGTGTATCGCTATCGGAAGTGCGGAATGATTGGAGGAAATCAATATGGGGGAAAATGAGTGCAATGAGGAAACAGCGTTTTACAAGGAAAAAATAACTGAAATGGTCGTTAAGTGCGACAACGAGCGATTTTTGAAATTTTTATATAACACAATACTTTCATTCAAAAAAAAGTGGGGCATTTAGTGCCCCTCTTTTTCATGCCAATAGGTTATATTGTCAAATATAGTCTGTCGATGTTCTTTGCTAAGTTCCATTAGCATTTTCAAATTATCTAGCAATTCATTATCCGACATAAGGTCTGGAAGAATATCTGGTGCGTTTTCTAAATTATCTTCCCAACCCATTAAATAAGATGGAGAAACTTCAAGAACTTTCCCAATAATTTCTATTTTATCACTTGGAATATTAGTAATAATGTTGTTTTCATATTTATATAGTGTTTGCTTTGAAACTTTTATTTTCTCTGCAAGCTCTACTTGTGAAATACCTAAAAGCTCTCTCTGCTTTTTTATCCTATCTCCGATTGTCATTTGAGTTTCCCTCCTTTCCTATTGGTAACTTTATTATAGCACAAAAAAGTTACTCGTCAAGAAAAAAATAACTTGACAAGTTACCAAAATGGAATATAATGAAAGTAACTTCAAAAGTTACGAAGTTAGAAAGGAGTAGTAAGATGGTTGATACAAACAAACTTCGCGGCGTTATTGCTGAAAATGGCAAAACACAGGCTGATGTTGCGGAAATGATTGGAGTTACGCCAAAAACATTTTATATGAGAATGAGTAAGGGCGTTTTTGGAAGTGACGAAATTCAGGTTATGATTGATAATCTTCACATCCAAAATCCAATGGATATTTTTTTTGCAAAGAAAGTAACTTAAAGAGTTACTGGAAAGGAGAAATGCAGTGAGAATTTTAAAAGAAATGCTCAACACGTTAAAGAGTATTGACGGTACACTAAAACGCATTGAGCAGTCCGTTTCAGAGGAGAAACAGCATGAAGTGATAAAAGAAGCTGTTTCTCATGCAATGGTTGGAGAAAGGTACGAACCTACTCCGAAAGATTTTTGACAGCAAAATCGTATGCCGCTTTTAAATACAGAACTTCTTCGGATGACATTTCTGTATTTCCGCAAAGTGGAGCTTCGCGTTTGTCAATTTCATATTCTGAAAGTTTTGAACTGGCATATGTGACAGCTAAGTCATGAATTGTCTTTTCAATCATTGTAGCACCTCCCTTATTTGATGATAAGGGAATTATAACACGGAAAGGAGTTGGAGGAAACGGAAGAGTTAAAACAAGCAAAAATGCAGACGCCGATTGAGATTGCACTTGGTGTCGATGAAAATGGAATGACCACCGCAAAGAAGTTGTATGAGTTCTTGGAAATGGATAAAAGCCATTATTCCAGATGGGCGAAAGCGAATATTGTAGACAATGAATTTGCTACTGAAAATGAGGATTATTTTTACTCGCCATCAATGGCGAATGAAAGTAGCAGAGGAAATTTTGCTGATGATTACAAACTCACAGCACATTTCGCAAAGAAACTTTCCATGAAAGGAAACGGAGAGAAAGCAGAAGAAGCGCGTGAGTATTTTACGCATTTGGAAGAGCGCATGAAACAGAAGGTAATTGACCTCAACCAATTATCACCGGAGTTGCAGATGTTCCAGAAGATTTTCAATTCTGTAGCAGAACAGCAGTTAGAACAGAAACGGCAGGCGGAACAACTGAACCATGTGGAACAGAGAGTTGAGAGTATTCGGGAAGTGGTTGCACTTGATACAACATCATGGCGTGATGATACTGGAAATATTTTAAGAAAAATCAGCATGGAACTTGGTGGCGGACAGGCATACAGCCAAGTAAGAGCCGAAAGCTACGAACTGTTGTCAAAGCGAATGGGTGTAAATCTGAAACAGCGGCTGACTAATAAGCGCAGGCGCATGGCTGACGAGGGTATCTGTAAATCAACCAGAGACAAATTATCCTATGTGGATATTATTGCAGAGGATAAGAAGTTGATCGAGGGATATACAGCTATTGTGAAGGAAATGGCAATCAGATACGGAGTTGGAAAGGATTAACAGGAGGTATTCATGGATAGACAAATGAACATTGCTTTAAGAAAGACATTAGATCAGATCGGCGTAAAACATAGCCTTAAGGGTTACGGTTACATAATAAGTGCGGTTGAGAAATGTCTTGAAAACAGAAGTAAACTTATCAGCATTATTAAAGGACTCTATACTGAAATCGCAGAAGAAAACAGCGATACAGTCTGGAGAGTAGAAAGATCAATCCGGCACGCAATTGAAGTTACATGGACAAATGGCAATACAAATGCAATCAACAAAATTTTTGGTTACACGGTTTCAGTGGAAAAAGGAAAGCCGACAAATTCAGAGTTTATCGCATTAATAACAGATTTTGTTTCCTTGTATGGTGATGAGATTGCCAATGGTTCCTATAAGTGGTAGGAGTGATGTGTCTATGAAGAAGTTTGCAAAGGTAATTGAAATGATCGGCACCGTTGTTTTTCTGTTTTGCATCTGCATTGATGCAACGGAGTATCCGGTCACTGCTATACCTGTATTGATTGGATTACTTCTTATTTATATAGGAACAAAAATAGATGGGGAGTGGCAGGAGTATACAGAAGAGATTGTAGATTACGATTACAGAAGTGAGTCTGATGACGATGACGGTATTACCTATATCACATTTGACACTGATTACAGCAAAGAAAAGGAATCATCCGAACCGACCAAAGCTGAATGATTCCCAATCAAAGCAATAGCATAAGCTATTTGCGCCTATTTTAGCATAAGAAAAGGAGAAATTCAAATATGAGAGCAGAAAACAATAAAGTGGAATTTACAGGAACGATTATCACAGAGCCGGAATTTAACCATGAGGTGTTTGGAGAGGGATTTTATAATATGCACCTCAAAGTGGATAGATTAAGTGGGACGGCTGATATTATCCCATTAATTATTTCAGAGAGATTAATCAATCTGAATGATAAATACACGGGCACTGCCGTTAATGTTTCCGGTGTGTATAGTTCTTATAACAAACATGAGGAAAAGAGAAATCGTCTGTTATTATATGTATTCGTCTGTGAAATTGAAAAAGCGAATACGGGAGAGCATACAGATTTGAACAAAATCCAGCTTGACGGATATGTATGCAAAGAACCGATTTACAGGAAAACTCCGCTTGGAAGAGAAATTGCAGATTTATTAATCGCAGTCAATCGTTCCTACGGAAAATCAGATTATATCCCATGTGTTGTTTGGGGTAGAAATGCAAGATTTGTTGGTCAGTTGGAAGTAGGAACTCATATTGAGATCAATGGACGCATTCAGAGCCGCGGATATATTAAGAAATATGAAGATGGAACAGAAGAACAGAGAACAGCATACGAGGTGTCTGTAAGCAAAATCAATGTATTAGAGGAGGAAAATTAAGATGGCAGAAAATACCGTTACAATTTCCGTTGAAGAATATGCAGATCTGGTTGCATGCAGGACGAAAGTTCATACAGCATGTGCCATTATTGCAAATGAGCACCAAAGAGACATTGAGCTGATGGGGAAAAAGGGAACAACTATTAATTCAAAAATTATAGAGTCAGCTCTTGGATATATTGACGATGAAGCATGCTTTGAAGAGGCACTTAAAAAATATAAAGAGTGGAAGGAGAAGGAAAATGAAACTGAAAATTAGATCATTACATATGGAGAATTTCAAGGGAATTAAGAGCCTTGACGTGAATTTCTCTGTGAAAACGAAGATCAGCGGACAGAACGCCGTAGGAAAGACAACGATCTTTGATGCGTTTACATGGTTGCTTTTCAACAAGAACAGTGCCGGAGAGGAAAAGTTCAATGTCAGACCGTTGGATAAGGACGGAAACCGCATTGATAACGTAGAAATTAAGGTTGTAGCGGTTCTGGATGTAGATGGTAAGGAAATAGAGCTTTCCAAAGTTCAGAAGCAGAATTGGGTTAAGAAACGTGGTACTGATACTGTTGCATTGCAGGGAAATGTCAATTCATTTGAGATTGACGGTTATCCAAAAAGTGAAGCTGATTTCAAAGAATATATTTCCAGTCTGGCACAGAGCGAGGATATGTTCAAGATGCTGGCCAATCCGCAGTATTTCTCTTCCATGAAATGGAAAGAGCAGCGGGATATTCTGATGCGCCTTGTAACGGATGTATCGGATGTTGAACTGGCGCAGACAGATGCTAAGTATGCCCAATTACTCGGCGAGTTGGAGAAAGCACCGTCCACGGATGATATTCGTGCAAAATTTCAGAAAGCTCTTACAGAGTGGAAAAAGAAACAGTCAGAGATTCCGGTACGTATTGATGAAGCCGAGAAATCCAAGGTTGATGTTGACGTGGCAGAGCAGGAACTTGCAAAGGTAGATCTGGTAAGAAGAATCGCTGAATGTGACAAGAAAATGGAGAATGCAGGTAGCGCATTGGGCGATTTAAGAAGTAAGGAAATGCAGTTACAGTTTGACATGTCCGGCATGGAACAGACGATGAATCGCGAGTTATCAAACAAAAGAAGCATCATGGATGCTGAATTGCGTGATTGTAAAAATGAGTTAGAACATTTTGCGGTTACGATTTCTTTGAAAGAGAAACAGATTTCTGATAACGAAAAAACTATCACTGATGCGGATGCAGAGCGGAAGAAACTGGGCGAACAGTATAATTCTGAGAAAGCCAAGGCATTTGATGAAACTCCGTATCTCTTTGATGAATCCAAGTGGAAATTTGATGAATCTACAACGGTTTGTTCCTTATGTGGTCAGAAGTTGCCGCAGGATAAGATTGAGTCTCTTAAGGCTGATTTTGAGCAGAAAAAGGCAGATGCCAAGGCACGTGCCACCAAGCAGTTAGAGGATGCACGCAAAGCATTTGATGATGCAAAGGGCGCAAAACTTAAAGGTCTGATTGACAAGGGCAACGCTTGCAAGGCTGATATTGAGCGATTGACAAAGGAAAACGCCAAGTTGCAGGAAGACATTGTGGCACTCAAAGAGCAGGAATCCAAGGCACTTGCAAAGCAGAATGATTATGCAAAGCAGTTATCCGAGATCCCGGCAGAAGCTGATTATTCGCAGAATGAAGAGTATGTGAAGCTGAAAACAGAGCATGACAAGATTCTTGCTGATATTGCAAAGGTTGAATCCGAGGGCGCAGACAAGGTTGTTACTGATTTAAAAGCCGAGAAAGCCGATCTGCAGAGTCAGCTTGAAGAGGTGAACAAGGTTATTGCGCAGGCGGCTAACAATGTGGCGATTGATGATCGTATCGAAACGCTTCGTGACGAGCAGAAAGAAATCGGGCAGAAAGTTGCCGATCAGGAACAGATGCTTTATCTCTTGGAAGAGTTCATTCGTTTCAAGCTGGATAAGGTTTCAGAATCTATTAACAGCCATTTCAAGACCGTAAATTTCAAACTCTTTGAAATGCAGTTAAATGGCGGTATGAAAGATTGTTGTGAGTGTACTGTGAATGGCGTTCCGTATTCGGCTTTAAACAGTGGTCATAGAATCGTAGCCGGACTTGATATTATCCGTTCTCTTAGCGAGTTATACGGTGTAAGCGTACCGATTTTCGTTGATAACGCGGAATCGCTGAATGAGTTCAATGTGCCGGATATGGATGCACAGTTAATTCTTTTGAGCGTATCAGCGGACAAGCAGTTGAAAGTGGATGGTGTGTAGGATGAATATTGGAACATTAGGAATAATGGAACGGATGTCGCAGAAAAATAACAAAGACTTAAAGGTTTCTCCATTGTCGAATATTAAATCTGCTCATAGCGGCAGGGATGGATGGGGGAGTGTGACAATCGCTATCCCAAATGAAATTGTTACAGGATTGCTTACAAACCCAGATGGTTATATTGGCGGCTTATTGATTTGCAGCAAAGAAGAATTTGAAAAGGAAAAGAAGTTGGCAGGAGGAGAGGTAATATAGATGGGAAATGCTGTGAAATCCTACAAAGGATTTAATAAAGATATGACTTGCCGTGGCTTTCAGTACGAAGAGGGAAAGGAATACGAGGAAGAAAGCGTAGAAGTTTGCGATCATGGATTTCACGCTTGCGAGTATCCGCTGGATTGCTTGAATTATTATTCTCCAAATGAAAGCGTATACCACGAGGTAGAGCAGAGCGGAGAAATCCAGAAACATAATGATGATACTAAGGTAGCATCTACAAAAATTAAGATCGGAGCAGAAATCAGCATTGCTGGACTGGTTAAAGCTGCAATCGAATATACGGTAAAAAGAGTGAATAAGGAAGCTGAAAGTGATGAAAATCACGGAGCATCCTCGGCAACCGGAAACTGCGGAGCATCCTCGGCAACCGGAGACTACGGAGCATCCTCGGCAACCGGAGACTGCGGAGCATCCTCGGCAACCGGAGACTGCGGAGCATCCTCGGCAACCGGAAACTGCGGAGCATCCTCGGCAACCGGATACAAGGGAGCATCCTCGGCAACCGGAGACTGCGGAGCATCCTCGGCAACCGGAAACTGCGGAGCATCCTCG